ACTGTGCAAGGCTTGCGAGGAAGGGCGGAACTGCATCAACGGCAGGTACTGCCCACCTCGCAGGCGATATGTTGAACACCAAGACATCAAGGAATGCAATGGGAAGAAAGAAGAAGTACACTGACGAGGAACTCAGAGAGCACAATCGTGAGAGAGCACGCAGATACTACGCCCTGCACCGTGAAGAAATGATGAGGAGAAACCGGGAATGGAGAAGGGCGAACCCCGACAGAATCAGAGAGTACGGAAAAAGGCAGCGTATAAGGCGCAACGTCTCTCAGTACAACTCGGAGTATTACCGCAAGAACCGACAGAGATTGATTGAGCTTGCGAGCGACTGGAGAAAGGAGAACCCCGAAAAGGTAAAGGGCTACAACGACAAGCAGAAGAAGCTGCGGAAGATTGAAGCCGAAAGAAAGAAGCTGCGGAAGATGAACCCGGAAGCGCAGGCTTCCATTTTCCGTGATCCGCAGGCGGCAGAGCACTTCAAGTGGCTTGCAGAGCGTGTAAGGAGAAAGAAGGAGCAATCCTTGTCCCAAGCAGCAAGATAAGTAATACAACCAGCGAATGAATGACCGCAAACGGCAAACAACATCAATTATAACACATTTGAGGCTGTATCTTTGCGCTCAATGTATTTCACTTAATAATTTTTTAATCTGACAGCTCGGAAAGACGAGAGTCGTCCGGCATTCATTCCTCTAACAAAGAAAGCGAGGTGGTACATGAAGAAATAACAGAAGACCCCAAGAGGGAGTGCTTGCAGGATAAACTCATTCGGTACAAGATATTCTTTATTTTGCAAATCGCCAGGCACTCCCTCGATTTTTCCGTTTTTCACCATCCCGAACAGTTGTCATTGAGAGAGGGGGACTATAGGGGGTGAGAGTTAGACTATAAGAGACTAACGTGCGCACGGAATTGAAAGGAGAAACAAAATAACATTAAAACAAAAAATAAAACACAAAAGAAAACGAAATGGAAAAAGGAACAGTTATAATCGGAATCGACCCCGATAACCAGGAAAGCGGAGTCGGAGCAGTCTTTGACGATAAGAAGTTTCTCGCCTACAAAATGAACTTTCCAGCTTTGATAGATTACCTCAAGGCTATGAACGAGAGCTGCAAGAAGGTTAAGGTCGTTATTGAAGGCGGCTGGCTCAACAAGAGCAACTGGCACGTACTAAACAGATTTATGTCGGCAGTTAAGGCAGCAGCCATCGGACGCTCTACCGGTATGAACCATCAGACCGGAATCCTTATCGTAGAGTGCTGCGAGCATTACAATATCCCCTACGAGATAATCAAGCCGCTGAAGAAGTGCTGGAAAGGCAAGGACGGAAAAATCACCCAAGACGAAATCGCCTACTTCATCAGCTCAGACGGAAAGCTACCGAGAATGAACCAAGACCAGAGGGACGCACTCCTCCTCGCTTGGGTGTGTGCCGGATACCCGGTAAAGGTGAAGCCGAAGAAGCCACAGACAACCCTGCAGAAGACCATCGGAGCCTTTGATGGATGAAGTGTTGAGAAAAGTTAAAAGTGCACGAAGAGCGAACGACTAAAGCAAAAAAGTCGTATCTTTGCGCCAATGTTTACCAAATAAGCAGTTTTCGAACTTAAAACAAGAAGAATATGAAGACAGAAGAAATCGCACTATCGAGGGTCAGCGAGAACGAAGCGAACCCGAGGGAGATAAGCCAGGCGAACTTTCAGAAGCTGGTGCAGAGCATCATCGTGTTCCCACGAATGTTGACCCTGCGCCCGATTGTTGTTGATGAGACTTTCCACGCACTGGGTGGAAATATGAGACTGAAAGCATTGCAGCACATTGTCACGATGGACGAAGCCAGCATTCAAGTGAAGCTGGATGCAGAGCAGCGTCTATCCGATGAGGAACAATCCGCATTGATGGAGTACTGGCAGGGATGGCAGCAGCAGCCTACAGTTACCGTGGTGAGCGCATCCGACTTGACGGAAGCCCAAAAGCAGGAGTTTATGATTAAAGACAACCTATCCTTCGGCAACTGGGACTTCAACGACCTTGCGAACAGATGGGACAGTGCACAGCTTCAGAACTGGGGTATGCCAGTATGGAACCCAGCACCAGCGGAAGCCAGCAGCACCAGCAAGTGCAAGAAGAAAGACAAGGACGACCAAGAGGGCGACCCATTCGCAGGGGAGCTACCTCCCGAAATCGAAGGGCAGGACTTGGCTCCTGATGATTTACCAACGATAATGGGCGATGGCGTATTGCCAAGGGAGAACGTAATCATACACTACAAGCCAGCCGATGAGCCATTCCTTGCCAAGTTGCTTGGAGTTGATCATATCGACCGCATCGTCTGGAACTTTGACGAACTGAAACCAAGACAAGAAGAAGGAAAGGAGGAAGACCATGGAGAAGAATAGAATCGAGAACATCAACCTGCACGACCTGGTGGAGAACCAAGACAACCCACGTAGCATAGAGCCACAGCAGATGCAGAAGCTCGTTGAGAGCATTCTGACGTTTCCGAAGATGTTGCAGATGAGACCAATCGTCTGCAATGAGAACCGAGTTATCCTCGGAGGTAATATGCGCTTCCGTGCCCTGCTCAACATCGAACAGATGGAAGACGAAGCAATCAAGAACGCAATAGAAGCCGTAGCCGTGAAACTGACCGATGGAGAGAAGCAGCAACTTTGCAGCCATTGGGAGAAGTGGAAGGCAGAACCACAAGTCGAGGTCGTTTTTGCTGACAGCCTATCCGAGGAAGAGACGGACGAGTTCATCATCAAGGATAACGTTTACTTTGGCAGCTGGGACGAAGAGAAGTTGAAGGGAGCGTTTGACGTGGACGATATGCAGCGATGGGGATTGAACCCCTGGGAAATCCAGCAGGAAGCAGCGACCTACGAACCACCATCGGACGAGGAACAGCGCATCATCATCGTATATCGCAGCGAGGACGCAAAAGCCGTGGCAGACATGCTTGGACTTGACGCAATCGACAAGCGAAACTTCGATGTGGACGAACTCAAAGAAAAACCCGAATAGTCGGAAATTTCGCGTTTAAGTCGGAGAAACGCTTGAAATGGATAAACTATCCGCTCGGAACAATTCAATCCGGCAGAGACGAAATTTAATAAAAATAACTCGAATATGAGAAAGACTTGTGTTTTTATCATTGGAACCAACGCCAGCGGAAAGAGCACCGTTGCACGAAAGCTAATAGAAAGCTTTGGTGGAATCGAAAGCTATTCGCACGGAATAAGCAGCACCCGGCAGGGAGTTGCATTTGCAGGGCGATACGATGTTAAGTACGGAGGTGTTGACAATCTGAACGGTACCACCATACTGCGTGACATCGTGAAGAAGGCACTGGAAAGCACCGACTGCATTATTTGCGAGGGGATGAGACTTAAATGCTGGGGTCCGAACTTGACGCACGCAATGTTCAATGCGGACAGACAGATTGTAATATTCTTATACGCACCACTGGAAGAAATCCAGAAAAGGCTCGCAGAACGGTCGAACGGAACGTTGAGCAAGGATATTATCCGAGGACAGCGGGAATCGGCACACTCGGCAAAGAAATGGCAAACTGCGGGGTGTGACGTTGTAGCGATAGACACCACGAAGCAGACACCCGACCAAATCGCAGACTTTATCATCAATAAAATAAATTCATAAGGATATGGCAGAACATTACGGCAATACGCCAAGAATAACATACGAGTTCCCCGATTGCTCAATGCCGATGGCCTTTGATACTTACAGTAATTGCAGCTTTGGCTGTATGTATTGCTTTGCTCAGAACCAGCGAGGGATTGGCAGCAAGAAGAACGAGTACCTGCACAAGCAGGTTAAGGACGTGAGCGTTGAGCGCATCAAGCGAATGTTCATTGACCCAGACAAGCACGGTGGAGACTTTGCACCATACATCAAGGCTCGCAAGGTCATGCAGTGGGGAAGTATGAGCGACCAGTTCGACAATTTCGAACGGAAGTACGGAACGACACTGGAGCTTTTGCGTTTCTTCAAGGACATAGACTATCCGCTCTGCTTCTCGACCAAGGGAGCATGGTTCACCAAGGATGAGCGATACATGGACTTGATCAGAGGGCAGAAGAACTGGAACTTCAAGTTCTCAATCATCACCAGCGATGCAGAGAAGGCTCGAGTAATAGAGCGAGGGGTGGAAAGCCCACAAGCGAGACTGGAAGCCATCGAGCGCATCGCCAATGCAGGGGCAGGAGGGGCAACGTTGAGACTGAGACCCTTCATCATAGGAGTGAGCACGCCAACGTACCTCGACCTTATCAAGGAAGCATTCAACAGAGGGGCTACCGCTTTGAGCACAGAGTTCTTCTGCCTGGAGACGAGAAGCCCGACATTGAGGGAATTATTACCTACCATCAGTAAGATGGCAGGTTTCGACATTCTCGCATTTTACAAGAAGTACAGCGTTCAGTCCGGCTATCTGAGACTGAACCGCAAAGTTAAAGAGCCGTTCTTCCGGAATATGAAGGAACTGTGCGACCAGCTGGGAATGCGCTTTTACGTATCGGACGCACACTTCAAGGAACTTTGCCACAACGGAAGTTGCTGCGGACTGCCACCAACGTGGAACTACAGCAGGGGGCAGATGTGCGAAGCACTGAACATTTGCAAGCGCAAGGGGTACGTGAGGTGGAGCGACATCAAGCTGGATGCAGAGAACCTTTTGAGGGCGAAACTGGAGAAGGCGATGAACCTGGGAACACGAGAGAAGGCTTCGAAGTATTACACGATGAGCGCAGCCGACTACATGAAGTGGTGCTGGAACAATCCGCAGGCAGCGCACTCGCCATACAAGATGTTCGAAGGGGCAATGGTACCAGCTGACGAACGGGACAGCGAGGGAAACATCGTGTACAAGTACAATGGAGCGAAATTTTAAATCAGAACACTATGCCACAAGGTAACAACAATAAACATCGAGCGCAGAAAATCGACATTGAAAACCGCTTGCAGATTATCGCACCCTTATACCGCAAGGGATGGACCGAGCGAGAAATCACGGCAGAAGTTCGCAAGCGGCTCGGCAGACCGAAATACAATCAAGCACACTGCGACATTCAGCGGTTATTGAAGGAGTGGAGGGAAGAGAGACTGACCGACACCGACGAGAAGATAACCAGCGAGGTTGCAAGATTGAAGCTGGTAATACGCGAAGCCTGGGATGCGTGGGAGAAATCCAAGGAAGACTACCACGGCAAGACACAGACGCAAGTCGGACTGCCAAGCGAGAATCCTGCAACTGGGCAGGTAACGATGGAGACCGTCAAGGCGATAATGTACGATGCTGAGAAGCGAGGACTCGGAGACCCAAGGTATCTTGACATCATCCTAAAAGCTGAGACGCAAATCTGCAAGCTGCTCGGACTTGATAAGGTCGTGCTCGACCTGAACGCAGGCTTCCAAGGCGGTATCGAGGTACGCTACATCAACTCTGGACACCAGTGTGCATCCAGCGAGCAGGAAGTAATCGAGCGTGAAGGTTTGGATAGAGATTGATTTTTTACACATAATTTGTTCTAAGTTTTAAGTTTTTAGTTTGAAAGAATGGCACTATTTGACGTTATTGGTGAACTGTATGACCCGAATGCGGACGTGAAGCCAAGGTTTCTCGTAAACCAAGGAGGTACGTCCTCGGGGAAGACATACACCATTATGCAGCGTCTTATAGTGCTTTCTTTTGAGCACCCGATGGCAATTATCACGGTGTGCGGTCAAGACCTCCCGAACTTGAAGGTGGGAGCGATGCGAGACCTCGATACCATCCTGCACACAAGGGCAGAACTGCTGGACTGGTTCAAGAACAACAAGAGCGACAGCAGCTACAGAGGTAAGAACGGTTCAATCATCGAGTTCAAGAGTTACCAGGATGCGCAGGATGCAAAGAACGGTAAGCGTGACTACCTGTTCGTGAACGAGGCGAACGGTGTGCCCTACGAAGTGTTTTGGCAGCTTGCCATCCGAACCCGAAAGCAGGTGTTCATCGACTACAATCCAAGCGCAAGGTTCTGGGTGCACAACAACATCATCGGAAGGGATGACTGCCGTTTGATATTGAGCGACCACCGAAACAACCGATTTCTGACAGCGCAGGAGCATCAGAAGATTGAGGAGATTGACGACCCCGAACTATGGCGAGTGTATGCTAGAGGATTGACTGGAAAGATAACCGGGCTTATCTTCACCAACTGGGGCATCGTTGACAAGCTGCCACCAAGGGAGGAGTGGAAGATGGAGTGCAGGGGTATGGACTTCGGATTCACCAACGATCCAACTGCGCTGGAGCACGTTATTCTCGCACACGGAGAGTTATGGGTTGACGAGGAAATCTACCAGCCCGGATTGACGAACGAAGACATCGCAGACCGATGCAAGGAGCAAGGACTGACGAAACGAGACCTTATCATTGCGGACTCGGCAGAGCCAAAGAGCATTCAGGAGATACACAACCAAGGGCTGTGGATAATAGGCAGCACCAAGGGAGCGGACAGTATCAACAACGGCATCGACATCTTGAAGCGTTTCCGCATCAACATAACAAGACGCAGCCACGGCATTATCGAGAATATGCAGCAATACAAGTGGAAGAAGTCAAGGGATGGAGAGACCACGAACCAGCCTATAGACGCATTCAACCACGGCATAGACGCAATACGATACGTAGCCTTGAAGAAGTTATCCGTAGCAAGCCATGGAACGGCTAGGGCGCACGTATTGAGACAATAACTACGACAAAATTATAAAGCGTATGGATAAGAACACTACATTCAAGTACTGGCTGGCAGTGGCAAGGCACACCAGCTATAAAATCGGCAAGCAGCCACGACCAGCTTTTGTCGGGGAGAAACAAGTGCCCGACAATCTCAATCAGCTATCCATCGGACAGCTAATAGACCTATCCCAGCTATCGGACAGCGAGGAAAGTCTGTATCAGATAGTGACAACCGTCCTCGGTCTGAGCCACAAGGAAGTGGAGCAGGCTAGGGCGGTTGATGTCGTTATGCTCATCGGCTGGGTAACAGCAGAGGTTGAGCGCATCAACAAGCTCTTCGAGAGCACCGACACAGCGAAGCCAACACGACTGGAGAAGGAGGCAGGCATCGATACCCTGCGGTTCGGTTTGTTCGGTATGCTGGACTGGTATGCAGTGAGGATGGGCATCAGCGACCACGACCAGGTATTGAAGACACCGTGGCTTCGCATCTACAAGTGTATGGAGATGGACAACAAGAGAAGTCTCTACGAGCGGAACCTGCAGAAGTTGCAGGCGGAGGAGATGAAACGTAAATCAAGATAATTATGGCAACAACAATCAGAGAAACATTGAAGCAGCTGGCAGCAGACACGCTGCCGGACTACACCTACCTTTTCGAGGACTGGGACACAGCGGACACCAAGCTGGAGAAGCTGAGCTACCCGGCAATCGTGTGCATCATACCAGCAAGCGGCACGACAGAGATACGCAACGGCAGGGTTTACGACACCGTGAACGTTGCCCTGGCTTATCTCGACACCGTACCGAGGGGAGCGGAAGGAGAAGACAACGGAGAGTGCATCGACCGGATGAAGGTGGCAGGGGCAAGGATGATACGAGCCATCAACCAGTCGCACCAGTTCGAACCATTGGAGGGGCAGCAGTACTACGAGACCATCATCGAGCGGCTGAGCACGATCGTGTCGGGCGTGATGTACTCCCTGCAACTGACACAGAGCATAGGAGGGTGTGTGGTATGAGCAAGGGAGGTATTCAATTCGACCCCAAGGCGGCATCGCTGATAATGAGGGAGGAAGTGGAGAGAGCACGGCAGCTTATCATCAACCACATCAGAATCAACGGACAGAACGCATCGGGGCGCACCATAGCGAGTCTAAAGGTGGAGCAGCCCAGCGAGGATGAGACCATCCTATGGGGACACAAGCCATTCGGTGTGCTGGAAACTGGACGAAGGGCAGGAAAGATACCATACGGCTTCCGTGGCATCATCCGTCAGTGGATGAAGGACAAGGGACTGCACGGCACACCTATCCCCTACAAGACCCAGCGACCGCACAAGTACACACCGCAAGAGCGTGGCGATATGAGTATGGCAGGGGCTATCGCCCACACCATCGCCAACAAGGGTTCTAGGCTGCACCGCACTGGCGGCAGGGCTGACGTGTACAGCAACGTTGTGCCCGACACGATGAAACGGCTGGGGCAGCGACTTATTTTCTTAATCCACCAGTCGGTGGGGAGTATCAAACTAAACAATGAGACGGTATGAGACAGACAGAGAAAAACGGCATCACGATTAAGTATGCGGACGCTGTAGGCTTCGCTTTCCTTCCCTGCATCATCAAGGCGAGCGGCTCGGGCGTTGCGAGCATCGAGACAACCATCAGCAGGGAGACCAGGGCGCACACGTACAGCGTGGAAGCGTTTGCAGAGAACTGCATCATGGACTACCGGGAATATGTGCAGGCACTCTTCGATGGCATCAGCTTCGGGAACCTCGACTACACCAGGGAGAACCAGCAGAGCAACCTCGGGGCAGTGTTCAATATTTCCGTGAAGGTTAAGGACAGCGAGGGGAGCGACCTTGCAACATTCAGCTATACGACCTTCTACGTGTGGGGAGCGATGAGGGCAGGCGAGACGTGGAACGGATTCAAGAAGCTTACTTGGTTCACGCATTTCCCATTCTCCTTTGGTCTTTATATCAATGAGGCTTCCCAGATTCTTGTCGGCTACGAGGGAGCACCTAACAAGCTTGTCAAGCCTGGAATCGATGGCATCGTTGACATTAGCGCCAGCGTCCTGCCTAGCAATGCGAGGTACTGGAACATCTACGACTACGATGGAAAGATAGAGCAGGGAACGTTCACGGACGTTTTCGACCTTACATTTGCGATGGAGAGCGGGGGAAAGCAGTCTCTTCTTGCAAGGATAGAAAGGAACGACACAGAGAAGGGTATTTATTTGCGATGGATAGACCGACACGGCTTTTACCGTTACTGGCTATTCACGCAAGGCGATGAGAGCAGGGCGATAAGCAGCGAAACCAGCTTTATGCGCAACAACCTCAGAGGGTATGACGATACGATATTCGGCTTCCTTGGAGCGAACGGCAGAAGGCAGGGCTACAGCAGAGAGGATACCATACCGCTTTGCGCACCGCTGGTGGACAGCGAGACGTTCGATTTCCTGCAAGACCTAGCCAGCAGCCCAGTCGTGGATATGTTCCTCGGGGGCAACAACTGGCAGAGCGTGACAATCAAGGCAGGAACCTACACCAAGACAACGGCAGAGTTGCAGGATTTCGTCTGCAACCTAGTTATTAACAATACACAGATTCAGCAGCTATGACAGACCAGCAACTTTACATCGATGGCATCTTGATGGATATGAGCGAGGAAACGGCAATCACGCTCGACATCAAGAGCAACCTTTTCCGTGACATCACGAAAATGACCGCCAACACGACATACACCATCAACCTGCCCAAGACAGCACATAATATGGCGGTGCTGGAGTTTGCAGGGAAACCGAGCACAAGCAGCAAATACCCCTATATTTTCCACACAGCACGTTTTTTTCGTAATGGACTGGAGATTATCCGCAATGGAAGGGCAAGCGTGCTGAGCGTAAAGGAAACCATCGAAATCTCGATTTATTGGGGATTATTCCAGGCACTGGCAACCCTGCAATCGTCTGACTTGAAGTTGAACGAGTTGAATTGCACGAAGTATCTGCGGTTCAACAGATCCAACAGCTACGACACCTACGAGAAGGCGATTTCCGAGGGAGTATTCTATGGAAGCTATGACGCTGCAGCGGTCAAGACATCAAGCGAGGAGTGGCAGGGCTATGACCGCAACGTTGGAGGAAACAGCAACACGACATATTCACTTGTTGACGGTAAGATAAGAACAGGAACAGAGGTCGGAATATATGTATCTGGAGAGGTATTGAACGATGAAACCTACCAGTGCGCCCTAATTCCCTTCACGGCTGGAATGAGAGCGACCATCAGCAGAGTTCTTGGAAAGGGGGACTATCGAACCTGGGCAATACTCGACACCAACAAGAACATCGTGAGCCTTGCTGCGGAAGCAGGAACGACCGAGACGGAAACCAATCCGACCATAGCCGCACCCGACCCGATTTTATCAGCACCCATCGGTGCAGGTACCCTTTGCGCCAGTGGAGACACGAAAACGGCTATGACGACTATCAGCATCCGATTTGCACTGAAGGACGGAGCACCAGCAGGGCAGGTGGAATACGGAAGCTATGACCCTGCCACTGGATTTACGGAAGCCTGGGGAGTGGAAGACGTACCAGCAGACAAGGCAGGTACAGAAATTACGGTTAACGTAACCAGGTATAAGCAGGCAGGTAGGCTCATCTACGTGAAGCCATCAAAGGACGGAATGCTCTACTGGATAGAAGGTAGTACGGAGAGCAACTACTACGTATCGGGCGGCACGCAGTATAAGACATCGAACTTCGCACCATACAGCGTGAAGTACACCAGCGACAGTGAGCCTATCGATGTAGCCCTTCAAGCACCAGCCACGGCAGCGTGGCTTATAATCAACGCAATCAGGGACTACAGCACTGGTACGACCATTCAAGTTAAGAGTGAGACGGAGAACCGGGCAAGAGCAAGAAGCAGGGAAGTACAGACTTCTTCGAGCGGTGGCACGTTTGACGGAGGTGGCTCATTCGGTGGAGGTGGTTCATTCGGCTATGCGAACAAGGGAGCAATCCAGCCAAGCGTCACGGTGCAATATATCCTAGACCTCATCACGGCACAGACCGGGGTTGCATTCGGATGGAGCAGCCAGGCGAAGGAAACCATCAAGGGGCTTGCCGTCCCATTGATTACAAGGAAGGCAGATGCACAGACGGTCGTAGGCAGCTTTGAGGGTACTTTCTTCGCAACAGCGAACCTCGGCATTCTCGAGTTCCAGCCAACGAGCCTATCGGAGGTTTTCGATGGACTGGAACTTGCACAAAGATATAGCCAGCTGAATGTAAAGATTGCCTGCACGATGATCTTTGACGTTCAGATGAACTGGTCGTGGGATGCATCGAATGCACGCCCGAATGGGTATGTCGGAAGTTCTTATGAAGGCTCCACCGAACATAACGGAGTATATCAGTACGAGCCTTGCTACGTTGAAATCAAAGTCGTATCAAAGCATACGAGCGACCAGGAAGAAAGCGAGTACACCAAGACATACATCGCAGGCAAGGAGATAGACGAAGATGATTCTTCTTCTAGAAGGTATATTACAGACTACGACTCGGACAAGGTAAACGGACGGTTCATACACCTTGCAGCAGGACGAGGGGAGATAGAACTTGAAGAGGGTGACATCGTGACTTTCGAGTTCAAGCACTACGGAAAGGGAGTATTGAGAGATTTGCGTGGGTACAACGGACGCATTTCTGCAAGCATCAGTCAGAGCGATGAAGTACCCTACGGAGGTAATTTTCCAATCGGCAAGAACCTGCCCGACATCAAGGTAACGGACTTCTTGAAGTGTATCTGCATTCTGACATCAACGTTCCCAAGCCAGCGATTCACCGATGGCAGACTTGCGTTTGCGGATATCGTGATCCTATGGGAAGCCAAGGCGCAAGCGGTGGACTGGACGAAGAAGCTCATCCAAAGCGAAGCCTGCAACCATCCAAGGCAGACCGATTTCAGCGTAGAGGACTACTGCCAGCATAATATCTACAAGTGGAAGGAAGACGACACCGTCTTTCAGAAGCACGATGCGGATATGGAGATAGACAACAAGACGCTGGAATATACGCAGGACGTTTGCACGCTGCCATTCGCAGCCACGGACGGAAACCGCATACCGATATACGAGTGGGAGAGTACGCAACGCACCTTTGGTAGGACCACGTTAACGGTACAGACAGCCACCAAGTACAAGGCGTGCAAAGACCGAATCGTGAATCTTGCAAAGGACGATGCCGGCTATGCGGTATTGGCTTTCAACATCGACCTGCAAGGTATCTTCGACAGCAAGCTGGAGAAGTTGAGAAAGACTGTGGCGAACCCTCACCAGATAACGGAGCGTTTCAACCTTTCCGATTTGGAGATACTGAACTTTGACGAAACGAAGCCAGTGTACCTTGCCCAGTATGGAGCGTATTTTGCTGTGCTGGAGATAAAGACCACCAGCAGCGGATACAGCGAGGTTACAATGATAGAGTTGAACAACTAAAAGACAAAAAACTATGGTAAGTGAAGACAAACAGCAGATACTTGACATCAAGGTCAAGTACGAGGACGCAATCTATGGCATCATCAGATACAAGGAAAAGATAGACCAGCTAAAGCAATCCATCAAGGACTTGCAGCAGCAGGAAAAAGACAAGACCATCACGACCAACGAAATGAAGGTGCAGACGGAAGCCATCAGCGCAACCATCAAGGAGTATCAGTACAACGTGCGTGCCCTGCAGAAGGAAATACAGAACAACGTGCGCACCGAAAACGAGCAGGAAGGCAGCTTAAAGCAGTTGCGTGCCCAGCTTTCCAATGCCACGAAGGCTTACGATGAGATGAGTAAGAAGGAGCGTGAGGGAGCAAAGGGAAGAAAACTGGCTGAGCATATCAACGATATTACCGACAAGCTGAAGCAGGCTGAGGAGGAGACGCAACGATATTATCGCAACGTTGGCAATTACTACAACTCGATGATGCAAGCAGCAGATGACCTGCAGGGGACGGAGTTCTTTGGTATGGATATTGTCAATGATACCGAGGTTAGCAACATCATCAAGCTGGCGCAGAATATGGATGGACTGACAAACAAGCTGAAGGCGTTCGGCAAGACCGCAATCGGCTTGGTTATGAATCCATATTTTGCAGCACTCGCTGGCGTTGTCGGCGTTGGTATGACATTTAAGTGGTGGTTTGATTACAACAAGGGATTGATGGAGGCAACCCGATTAACCCGAGAATTTACTGGCTACACTGGCGAAGCCTTGGAGACGATGAGGAACAGCATCGCAGCCACAGCGGACACCATGGGAAAGGATTTCAATGACGTTCTCGCCACAGCGGACAACCTTATGTCGAACTACCACCTATCGGGAGAGGAAGCGATGAAGGTTATCAACGATGGCTTTGCGAGCGGTGCAGACCTGTCGGGCGATATGCTCAACAAGATACAGCAATATGCGCCTACATTCCACGATGCAGGTATTGGAGCAGACCAGCTTGTGGCGATATTGCAGCAGACCCGAAGCGGCATTTTCAGCGACAAGGGTCTCGACATTATCACGATGGCGAGCAAGAAGATACGAGAAATGAGCACAGCGACATCCGCAAGCCTTGACGCTATCGGCATTTCCAGCAAGCAGGTGCAGCAAGACCTAGCCAACGGAACAAAAAACACATTCGACATCATACAGCAGGTGGCTTCGAAGATGAAGGACTTCGGAGCGGACAGTCAGCAGGTGGGCGATATTCTGAAAAACGTCTTCGGTAAGCAGGGAGCGGCTGCTGGTATTCAGCTTATAGAACAGCTCGACACGATGACAACAGACATCGAAGAGGTGAAGAAGCAGACTGGAGAGTGGGGAGAGACCCAGTTGGAGAACATCAAGCTACACAAGGAACTCAACACCTACCTTTCATCGATGTTCGATATGAGCCAGCACGGATTCGAGGAGATGATCGAGAAGGGCAAGATGTTCGGCACGAAGGTTCTCGTTCAGATAATGAAGGGGTTATTCAACACCATCAACTACTTCATCGACTGGTACAATGAGAGCCTTCTTTTGCGTGGAGTTATTCAGACATTGGGGGCGGCTTTCCGTGGCGTTTGGTCGGCAGTCAAGGGCGTTGCAAACCTTATCATCGATGCAATGAAACAAGTCGGCAGAAGCCTAAAGGGTGCGCTCGATATATTGGAGGGTATCGTAACGTTCGACCTTTCCAAGGCACAGCAGGGATTCAAGGAGATATTTGACCTTTCCAAGTTCATCAAGGAAGGATGGAAGGATATAAAGCAGACTGGTGCAGACTTCGGAAACGCATTCGCTGACGGATACGAGAACGCAGTGAACGGAAGATTGCAGCACCTAAAGCTAGCAAATGTGGATGGTGGAGCGACCAGCAGTGAGCCAGTAAACGGAAACAAGGGAACGACACCAGCAGCCAAGGGCAGCACCACCAAGACCAAGGCACAGAGAGCCAAGGAAGAAGCGGAAGCCAAGGCAGAGGCAGAGCGCAGGAAAAAGCAGGAAAAAGAATTGCAGGCACAGATTGCGCTTATCCAGTACAAGTACAACGAGCAAGTAATGGACGCAAAGAAGCGATACCTCGCAGGTATGTACGACAACGAGCGAGACTACAGCAACGACCTCGAACAGCTGGAGAAGGATATGGTGGCAAGGAGCATTGACGCATACGTGGCGGCTGGAGAGATAGGAGCGGAAAAGGCGCAGGAAATGCAGGCTAAGCTGCTCGACATTATGATTAAGGCGAAGGCAGACATCAAGAACCAAGCCAAGGAGATTGTGGACGAGATCAACAAGGAGTTCGAGGAAGCAGAGAAGAAGCGCAGGGATGCGGACATTATGAACGGTGGCACTGGCGAGGAAGACGATGCAGCCAAGCTGGAGAGATACAAGGCTTTCCTTCAGAGCAAGCTGGACGCATACAAGGACTATGCAGCCGTGCAGGAGCAGCTACAGAAGGATTTGAGCGATGCAGAAGTCAAGGAGCAAGAGGAAGCCAACAAGAAGAAGGCAGCTTTGCAGGAAGAGCAATTGAAAATGATGAGCGATATGATACAGACGATGGGAGACGGTCTGTCCGAGTTCTTCGAGAGCGAGGATAAATCGCTACACTCCTTCCTTAAATCGATGCTGACATCAATACTGGACGCAATCGAGATAGCAGTCAACGCCTATTTTGCGCAGATACTCGCCAAGGAGATTGCAAGCAAGTCGTGGGGAGGTGTTGCGAGTGCAGCAGCATTGATGGCACTTGTCAAGACAGCGTTTGCAGGCGCAAAAGCACTCGTAAAGGGTTTCTCAACTGGTGGCTACGTCCAAGGCTCGGGCACTGGAACGAGCGACAGCATCCCGGCAAGACTCTCCAATGGCGAGAGCGTAATGACCGCCAAGGCGACATCGATGTTCAGCCCGATATTATCCGCATTCAACCAGCTAGGAGGTGGTGTACCTATCGTAGTAAACAACGGCGGCAGCAATATCGGTATGGATATGCTGGCGGCAGCGGTTGCAAGAGGGTATCAGATGGCTCCCCAGCCAGTAGTGAGCGTTGAAGAGATAAACCGCACCCAGCGGAGAGTGCAGACGATAGAGAATATCGGCAGGCTCTAATGGTGTCGTTATTTTATCAAAATTTGCGTTCTGAGCGGTTTTTGGTCGAAGGTGGTAAAGTTATACACCCAATGCAGTAAAAGCCGCTTAGAGCGCAATTTTTCGGCTTGTTTAGGAAAATTAACTGTTTGTGAGATAAACATATCGAAAATAATCGTATCTTTGCAGCGTTTTAAAACTTAAAAATAACGTTTCAATGGCAAAACTACGAATATACAACGACATCGACAGCCAAGACAATAAGTTTTGGTATCAATGGTGGGGTGGTGACTGCGTATGTTTTCAAGATATAGATGTTTTTGCAGCAAGCATCCCGAAAGACGATGATACCATCGATATGCGTATCTTCTGCAATGGCGGCTCGGTTGTCGAAGGCTGGGCAATCTACGACAGACTGCGACAGAGCGGCAAGAAGATAACCTGCACCATTGAGGGCAAGGCTGCTAGTATGGCAACAATCATTATGTTGGCAGCACCAAAGGAGAGCCGCAAGGCATACGAGAACGCTGCATTTCTCCTGCACAATCCGTGGGTTCCCGGCTGGTGTCTGGGCGACCAGCTGAACGCAAAGGACTTGAAGAACCAGGGCGAGGAAATGCAGATGTGGCAGGACAAGATGGTGGACGCATACGTAGAGCGATGCGGGTGCGACCGGGAAGAGATTCAAGCCTTGATGGATAAGGACATCTTCATCAGCACCAGTGAGGCTTTGCGCCTAGGTCTTATAAGCAGCACCGTTGCACCAATCAGCGCAAGCGCATCGAAGCGCAATATCGAAAATTTTATTAATTCAAAACAACAAAATCCAAAAGCAATGGAGAAGAAAACAGAAGTAAAGGCTTCTCTCCTCGACAAGATTCTCGCAAAGTTTGGCGTGAAGACACTGGAGGAAGCAGAGCAGGCTTTGGCAGAGCCACAAGCCAAGGTAGAGCCAAAGGCAATGGAACTCAACACAGCGGACGGACAGACACTGACCGTAGAGCGTGAGGAGGGAGATCCGCAGGTTGGCGACAAGGCAAGTCCGGACGGAACGTTTGAAATGCCCGATGGCAAGACAATCGTTGTCGAGGATGGTGTAATCACCGACATTCAGACCGCAGACGATGAGGAGCCGGACAATGAAGGCGGTGAAAGTGGTGATGGCGGCAGCGCATCAAGCACCGACAACGACACCGTAGCCAAGTTGAAGCAGCAGGTTGCAGCACTCAAGCAGCAGTTGAACGACACCAAGGCACAGCTGGCAGGCGCACAGAAACTTGCGAAGAGCAAGGAGGATATGCGCATCTTGAATGCCGTGAAGATGGCAGGCGGTGCGGAGAAGGTTCTGGCAGGCTTCAGCAGCCACTACCAGCCAGCACAGCGACAGCCAAGCGGCAAGGGCGCAGGAGAGCAGGTTGACGTTAAGGCGGACGCAAAGACTATCAGCGAGAAGGTCAAGGCTTATCGTTTCAAGAAGCGACCAAGCAAGGACTAAAACGTTGTAAGAAATCAAGTAAAAAACAAATTAGATAGTTATAAATTATGAGTAATACTTTTGATGTAAAGCAGTTCGAGAACTTTGTCCTCGAACCCGAAAATCTGAAGACCATCAAGGATGCCGTTCAGGAGACATTCTACAAGGATGAGGACATTGCGGATTTCGTCACCATCACTAAGGTTAAGGACGGAGACCCTATCGCCATCATTGGTGAGATGGAGATGGTCGGCAAGGCTGGCAGCGGTTGCGACCCAACGTATGACGAGAAGGGCATCGCCAACAAATTGGAGCGTTGGAAGCTTGGCGACTGGCAAGTACCAATCAAGATTTGCTATGATTCGCTGAAAGGCTCAATCGCTGAGTACAGCTTGAAGACCGGCACAGACATTGGAGACCTCACCAGCACAGACTTCATGGTAATCTACACCGATGCACTGGAGCGTGCTATGAAGCAGATGGTTTGGCGCTTCGGCTGGTTTGGTGCTGAGGATGCGCAGACTGTTTCCGAGGGCGGCAAGCTGACCGATGGCTTGAAGAAGGAGTACTTTACCACTTGCGATGGTCTCTTCAAAAAAATTTTCGCAGCTACAGCCACAAAGAACCGCACCGAGATTGCAGCCAACAAGGAAACCACGATGGCGGAGCAGATTGCGGCAATCCGCAAGCAGGGTGTGGCAACCGACCTTGTAGACAATATGCTTATGAACGTGGATTCACGCATCATCGATGATCCGAACGCTGTGCTTCTTATGACACGCTCGCTGGCTGACGCATTGACTTACGACATCAAGAAGACTTACCACGACATTATGCCTTGGGAGAAGGTCTTCGATGGCTTCCAAACATCGACCTACAACGGCATTAAAATTGCCAGTGTCAGCATTTGGGACAGAATGATTAAGGGCTATGAGAAAGGCGCTACAGCGTACAACCTTCCTCATCGTATGGTCTTCTGTAACCCTAAGCAGCTGATGGTCGGCACACCGCAGGATTCGCTCATTAGTGAGCTGGATGCTTGGTTCGACCACAAGGAGCGTAGAAACTATATCTATTCAACTGGTAAGATTGGCACGGCTCTCCTCGAAGAGAATATGATCCACGCAGCTTACTAATCGCTCCATATCTTCATCAAGTATTAAGTTTCAAATCCTCAACACCCACAAAACGGTGTTGGGGATATAACAATTTTAAAACGAATTAATATGGCAAAAACTTGCGAGAGCCTTATCGCCCAGGACATCATCATCCCTTGCGAAGACCAGGTAACAAAGGGATTGGAGGGCGATGGACTTATCATCAACCGAGACGACATTGACTTTGCCAAGTCCGTTGTCGTGGGTAATATAATTAACACATTGGTCTTGAAGACTGGCAAGAAAGCATACGCTATCCGGCAGGAAGGCAGCAAGCCATACACTGGAACCAAGACCGAGCTGATCGTTGGCACGTATCGCAACAGCTGGAAGAATACCGTAGCAGTCGTGGTATTGGCAAACACACCTGACGTTTGCGCAAATATCATTGACGGACTGGCGAACGGAAAGTTCGTTATCATCCTGCGCAACCTTTCGAAGGGAGCGGACGGAAAGGCAGAGTACCAGGTATTTGGATATGCGCAGGCACTGAAGGCAAGTGCTGGAGAAAACGACAAGTACTCAGACGACACCGAGGGCGGCTGGCTTATCACGCTGGAAGAGGAGAGCGTACCGAAGGCAGCTTACTTCTTCTTTGATACAGACAGCGAGACAACGGCAGCCAAGTACGCCAGTCTGACAACAGAAGCCGTAGGAGGTTAAGCTATGACCTACGAGGAAGCAATAGCCAAGGTCGGAGAGTTGAAGGAACGGTATGACAGTCCCTTTGACGCATCCGACAAGGCAGTTATCGAAACTCTATATTTCGAGGTAACACGGAAGCGGTTTGTACCGACAACCTGCCAGCAGTGTTACCACGATGCTTTGATTGAAATTTATCTAAAACTCAAAAAAGAAAAGGCTATGCCAAAGCAATGTAATTACGTAATGAAGGCAGGCTTCATCATTTCCTGCCCCGATTTCTATAATGGTAAGATTTTCACAAACGAGAACCTGACCGACAAGGTAGCGCACGAATATCTGACGAAGTACCCACAGATGGAGAAATACTTCCAGAAGATACCCAGCGAGGAACTCATCGAGAACAAACAGCAGCCAGCAGGCAGCGACAAGAAGAAAGACCTCGACCAAGCCGAAAAAGCAGGCAAGGAAGAGTAATAAAACAACAGGTAAAACGACACAAGCAAGATGAACGTAAAGACAGTTAAGAAGCCGAAGCGAAGGGTTGATATTGGATACGTCAGCCGATTCAAGATGCAGGCATACGGATATGATAACCTATATCCGCAGAACCTCGCACGCATCACTGAAGCAAGCGGAACGGCAATGCTCTGCCTTAACCGTTATGCCCGATTCATTGAGGGCTACGGCTTCGATAGCGATATTCTAGCTGCATTGGAGATGAACCCCCAAGGGGACACGGCAGACGATTTACTGCGTAACGTATCGAGCGACCTTGCGAGATTCGGAGGTTTTGCCATTCACGTTAACTACAACGTTCTCGGGCAGGTGTCGAGCGTGAGCCACGTACCCTTTGAGAATTGTCGATTGGAAGAGACGGACGACAAGGGGAACGTGGCGCACGTCTTGTTGCATCCCGACTGGGAACAGAAGAAAACGAGGAACGGAAAGAGGTTGATGGTGAACGAGAAGACCGTGGAGCGCATCAACGTCTTCAACCCCGACCCCGACATCGTGACGCAACAGATAGAGAACGCTGGCGGCATCGACAGCTACAAGGGACAGATTCTGTGGCAGAGCCTTGACGGTAAGTTTACCTATCCTACAGCCAGCTACGATTCTGCCATCACTGAGATTTCGACCGATGAGGGACTGGGCAACGTGAAGATGAGGAATGTTAGAAACAATTTCCTCGTATCGTGTATGCTCGTAACAAAGAAGGGTGTGCCGAAGTTCAACGAGAAAGGCGAAGAGGTGGAGAGCGGACAGATGATTTCCGATGAAGACCTTTTGCAGTTCCAAGGGGACGAAAACACAGCGAAGATTCTTGCGGTCGAGGTGGAGAACGAGGAAGACGAACCAAAGGTTGTAGCTTTCCCAACAAAGAACTTCGACAAGGAGTTCAGCGTGACCGACAGCAGTGTTATCGAGCGTATCTACGCACAGTTCCACCAAGAACTCTTCTACTCCATCCGTATTGGCAAGCTGGGATTCAGCGGACAAGTTATGCAGGACGCTTACGAATACTATGCAGGCGAAGTGACGACCGAGCAGCGTTTCATCGAGCGAGCCTTCAAGAAGATTTTCGAGAACTGGCACGATCCAGGCATTCAGAACCTAGACCCCAAACTACAGCCGTTGAAGTATATCAGCAGCGAGGCGGGAAACAACACCATCAAAAACGAATGACCATGCCAAAGATTGAACGTAAACCATTATTGACGGTCGAGCAGTTCAAGCAACTTGCAAGACCGACCAGCACTCACCTAGATGAGGATGAGGTGGAGAAGCTTATCCGAGAATGCGAGGATGCCTTTATCTTGCCAGCCATCGGCTGGGCGAACTTCAAGGCATCAATCGGACTTTGCCCATGGGACAACACCTTCGACGATTCTTTTATTCCCGATTTATTCTTGGACGGAGGCGAGTGGGACACCAAGGAGAGAGACGAGGACGGAAACGAATTCAAGAAGCTAAGGTATTGTAACGGTGTACGCAAGGCGGTCGCTTATTTCACGTATGCGAAGTTATTGCGAGCCGATGGAACAATTATAAGCCGTGCTGGCGGTATGCGTCACAGAGACGAATATTCCGACCATGTGCAGGACATAACCAACAACAAGCAATACAACGACATTATGGGATTGGCAGAAGGGTATTTATCCGACTGTCTATATTATCTTAAGTATCACGCAAAGAGCAAGCAGATAAGCCCGGTTAGAGGTAGTCGGGCGCATGTGCATGCGATAGGAGACTAGAGCGTATGGCAGACACAGTAATCAAGACAATTTCCCAAATGCGGGAGGTGGCTCAAAAGGTCAAGAATGAGACGGAGGTCGGTTGCAATACCGCAGACCGTGTCGGAGGGCTTTTCGAGGACATCGTAAACCATATCGGGCATCACGAAGACAGCCTTTTAGTCCTTGGGGAAAGCGAGTATAATTCCATCAAAAAGGACGAAAGCAAGATTTATTTTGTTTACGAGGAGGAATAGGTATGATTCGGGCATTTGGACACGACATAGCGATA